TTTACGTTTATCAAAAAACTTTTGTAAAACAGTTTTAAGATTATTTGCCATTACGTTGTGAATATTCTTATTGAATTTACAAAACAAAGAACCACAAACTACATTTACATCTGTAGCACCAACTTTCTTTGCAACGTTAATAATTTCGTTTCTTAATTGTTCATTTGTCATAATGTTCTCCTATGTTGGTTATTTTAAATATAAAGGTCCTGTCCATTCAATTGGATAGTTACCTGTTAATACATTTCCTCTTGGTGAGTTCAAAGCAGGTGCATTCCATCCTGCCGCCTTTAATATATCACCTTTTTTAAAATGTTTAAAATCTTCTTTTGCAATAAAACAAAAAACACCAGTGTCGTGTACAACTTTAATATACTTTTTACCTTGTGTAACTTTTACTTTATTGTCCCAAGTGTCAACTTGTTCTTTAGCATAACCTGTAAGTTCTTTACCACCCATTGTTGACATTCTTTCATAGTCTTGTTTAGCACCAGCCATTAAGTTTTTAATTCCTTCGTCTAGTGTCTTTGCTGTTTTTTCTACTTTTATCATATTAGTTAGTCTCCTTGTTCATAGTTAATATAGTTAGTATAACAGAAATTATAGCGATTGTCAAGCAAATAAAAAATGCAGTCCAATTTTCTTGTCCGATACAAGCACCATTACAATCTTCTATGGCACCAGCGGCAAATATCAACGATAATATTCCTGTTATTGCGAAAATGTTAGTCATATTTTTTCTCCTTTTTGTTATGCAACTTGTAAATAATCTTTTAATACATCACCTCTACTAGGATGACGAAGTTTTCTTAAAGCTTTTGCTTCAATTTGTCTAATTCTATCTCTAGTTACACTAAATTGTAGACCTACTTCTTCTAAAGTATAGTCAGTATTCAAACCGATACCAAATCTCATTCTTATAACTCTTTCTTCTCTCGGTGTAAGAGTAGATAAAACTTTAGTTATTTTTTCTTTTAGTTGATTTTTAGCAACAACTTCATCTAAATTTAAATCACTTTCTAATTTTTTTGCATTTGAAAGTTCAACTGATCTAAAAATAGCGTCTTTACTATTTTTTTTCATTATTCTATGTACAACTGATTTATTAATACGAGTAGGTACAAAAATAGTTTTTGAATTGTCAACTGGATATGTTTTATATTTTCTCATAGTGTTTCTTTATTGGTTTATTTTTTTAAAGTTATAATCGTGTATAATTTTATTAATTGCATTTTTCATATTAATATCAATTATATCTAAAAGTTCTTTGTCAACTTCAACGATTTCTTTAATGTTTTTTTTCATTTTTTTAATTTGACTATAAGCAACATTTCTAACTATAGTTAAATTGTTTGTTTTTTGTGTTTTTGTCATCATATACGTCCATATTATAGGAAAAATACCCAAATGTCAACTAAATAATCCCGAAAATGACAAAAAAAACCATTATTTTTTTACTATGTTCTTGTTTTGTTCTCATTTCTTGCTCAAAAAACGTGCAAAATTGCAAATTTTTGCCAAAAGTTGAGTTGGGAAGTGCAGAATCAAGCGAATCAGACAAAAAATCGGGTGATTCGAAAAAAAAATTGAAAAATATGGTTGATAATAGAACGACTCACGCTCAAGTAAGTTGCAATTTTTGAGATAAATAGATTTATGAAAGAATATTGTCAAAATTGCGGACATAATTGTCATTGTAACGGTTATTGTTTTCAAAATTACGGCGAAAAACAAGAAACTTTGTGTTGTACACATTGCCGACACAAGGAAAAAGACGGATTTGATCCAAATGAAGTAAAATATGACTCAATGGACTATGATTCGTTTAATGGAGCATAAAAATCAATGGCAAAAGTAAAAGAACAGATAAAACACGAAAGAATACCTAAAAAAACATCACAAGGTAATAGAAGTAACGTAAAAAAGAGTTCAATGAACAAACACAAAAAACGTTCATTTAAAATTTACAACAAACAAGGTAAATAAATGCCTGCTGTATGTAGAGTTGGTGATAGTTTGTCAACAGGACACGGTTGTACGGGTACAACAACAATTGCTTCATCAAATACTGACGGAACAGTAAAAGTAAACAGTATAAATGTCATAGTTGTTGGCGCACCTACTGTATCACACCCAGCACCACCAAATCCACCTTGTCCACCACACGTTAGATTTTTAAACGTTGGATCATCAACTGTAAGAGTAAATAGTATTGCTGTAGGCAGAATTGGTGATAGTGCAGACGCAGGTGCAATGACTTCAGGTTCTTCAAATGTTTTTGTTGGTTAACGTATAAATATTACTGTTATGCCAAACTATGATGCTAGTAATACCAACAATTCAAAACGAGCAGTAAGAATCTATAAAGATTTAGATTTAAACTTTGGTCGTAATACTGTTACAAATGACGTTAATAAATTAACAGATGTTGAGGCAGTTAAAAGAAGTGTTAGAAATTTGATTAACACAAATCATTATGAGAGACCTTTTCATCCAGAAATAGGAAGTGATGTAAGAGCAATGTTGTTTGAACCAATGACACCATTAACTGCTCTTAACTTACAAAGAAAAGTTGCTGAGGTAATTAATAATTTTGAACCAAGAGTTAATTTAGTTCAAATTTTAGCAAGTCCAGATTTGGATAGAAACAGTTATCATTTAAGAATTATGTTTTATGTTGTTGGCGTTCCTGAACCAGTAACAGTAGAAACATTTTTAGAAAGATTAAGATAAAATGGCAAGTAATAAATTCGTAGTTTCAGATTTAGATTTTGACGCAATCAAATCCAATTTAAGAGCGTTCTTACAAGATCAAACAGAATTTTCAGATTATAATTTTGAAGGTTCAGGATTTGCTGTTTTATTAGATACACTAGCATACAATACTCACTACCTAGGTTTCAATGCTAATATGTTAGCAAATGAAATTTATTTAGATAGTGCAGACATAAGAAAAAATATTGTTTCATTAGCAAAGATGTTGGGTTATACTCCATCATCACCAAGAGCTCCTATTGCAAACGTAGATATACTTTTAAACAATGCTACAGGTGCTTCTGTAACAATGAACAAAGGAACAACTTTTACTTCTACAGTTGATGGCATTGCATATGAGTTTGTTACAAACCAAGATGTTACAATAACACCTGCCGATGGTGTTTACAGATTTTCAAATGTATCTTTATATGAAGGTACTTTAGTAACTTATCGTTACACAGTTGATAGTACAGACGTAGACCAAAAATATATTATACCAAGTGTTAATGCTGATACTTCAACTTTAAAAGTTTCAGTTCAAAATTCAGCAGGCGATACTACAATATCAACTTACACACTTGCAAGTGGATTAAAAAGTTTAACAGATACATCTAAAGCATATTTCTTACAAGAAACTGATACAGGTAAGTTTGAAGTTTACTTTGGTGATGGTGTTATAGGACAAAATTTATCAGACGGTAACATTGTAATTTTAGAATACGTTGTAACAAATAAAACAGAAGCAAACGGTGCTTCTACATTTACACTATCAGGTTCAATTGGTGGATTTACAAATGTTTCTGTTTCAACTAATTCATCAGCACAAGGTGGTGCTGAATCAGAATCAAAAGAGTCAATTAGATTTAATGCACCATTACAATATACATCACAAGATCGTGCTGTAACTACAACAGATTACGAAACAATTGTAAAATCAATTTATCCTAATGCGTTATCAATAAGTGCTTGGGGTGGTGAAGATGATGAAACTCCAGTTTATGGTGTTGTAAAAATTGCTATCAAAGCGGCGTCAGGTTCTACATTAACAAACGCTACAAAACAAAATATAGTTACATCTTTAAAACCTTATAACGTTGCGTCTGTGAGACCAGAGATTGTTGATCCAGAAACTACATCTATATTATTAACAGTTAACGCAAAGTATGATAAAAAATCAACAACAAAAACAGCAGATACTTTAAAATCAGAAATTATAAGTGCGATTACAAATTACAATACAAACACTTTACAAAAATTTGATGCTGTGTTTAGATATTCAAAACTAACAGGTTTAATAGATGATGTTGACACTTCTATACTTTCAAATATCACAACTGTTGATATGAGAAAATCATTTACACCTACATTAAGTTCATCTACAAGATATGATGTTTACTTTAGAAATGCGATATACAATCCTCACACAGGACACGAACCAATTTTATCATCTACAGGATTTACAGTTGCAGGTAATTCAAACGAAATGTTTTTAGATGATGATGGATTAGGTAACGTTAGAAGATATTATCTATCATCAGGTATTAGAACATATGCTAATAACACACAAGGTACAATTGATTATAGTACAGGACAAATTACAATTAATTCTTTAAATGTTTCATCAATTTCAAATATTAGAGGTGCGTCATCATCTGTAATTGAATTAACAGTTACACCAAGTTCTAATGATGTTGTACCTGTAAGAAATCAAATTATAGAAATAGATGTTGCAAATTCAAACATAACGGTAGAAGAAGATACTTTTGTAGGAGGTTCTGCTGAGGCAGGAGTTGGTTACACGACTACAACAAGTTACTAGTGTTCAATGGCAAAATTTAATGACAAAATCTCAACGCTCATTAATAGTCAATTACCAGATTTTGTAATTGATGATCACCCACAATTTGCCAAATTTCTAAAACTTTACTTTACATTTATGGAATCTGCCGAGTTGCAGGTTACCTCAATTGAATCTACAGACGGTATAACTTTAGAAAACGAAACAGGTCGTACAGATAATTTATTATTAGATGGTAGTAAAATTAGTTCAGAAAGAACACAGTTAGACTCTGGTGAAAAATTAATTTTAGAAGATTCTTCTTTTGGTAAATTTACAGTAGGTGAAACTGTAACAGGTAGTACATCAAACGCAACCGCAACTGTTGTTGCTGAAGATTTAGCAAACAATAGAATTTTTATATCAGCACAAGATAAATTTATTAAAGGTGAAATCATTACGGGTGATTCATCTGGTGCTCAAGCAGTTATTAATAACTACCGACCTAATCCTGTACAAAACATTCAACAACTTTTAAACTTTAGAGATCCAGATAAAGTTATTTCTGATTTCTTAACAAAGTTTAGAAATGAATTTTTAAAAACAATACCTGAAGAATTAGCATCAGGATTAGATAAAAGAAATTTAATTAAAAATATTAAATCTATGTACCGATTAAAAGGTACTAATGAAGGTCACGCATTATTTTTTAGAATTTTATTTAACGAAGTATCTGAAACATTTTATC